GGGATGCGTTGCCCAAAGCACAACGCTGCCATTGGCGGGGCACCTAACAGCCAGCACCTTGTAGGTAAGGCCGCAGATGTGCGGGTTACCAGAGTCGCCTCGAAAGACGTGGCAAAGTATCTGGAGCATAAGTACCCGGACACTCACGGTATAGGGCGGTACCACAACTTTACTCATATAGATGTTCGGAATAAAAAAGCCCGATGGAGAAAGTAGCGTGCCAGATCCTATTAACTGCCCGCCGTATGAGGGAGAAGAACGTCGCCGCTCTGCCTCACCCAACTACTACGAAGACGCAAGGGTCGAAGCCCTGGTGGACCGAGTGGACAGACTCTCAAGGCTGGTGGACAGGATGATGGGCCTAGTAGGGCAGTATCAGGTTCTGGACTCCCGGATACACGCCCTGGAAGGCGCGGTCGCGGAGATTGAGGGGTGTATCAAGCGCTCGGCGGATGACCTCCACAAGATTCAACTGACAATGAGCCAGAACTCACAGGCGAGGGCCTGGGTGGAGAGGGCTATACTGGCAGTGGTGACAGCCTCGATCACATATGCGCTGGCGCACGCGGGCATAGTCAGCTTATAACGGGCCTAGGACACTCCGTGACAAGTCACAATCTGTATAGGTCGCAAGCATGACAGCAAAGACAGCAAAGATAGAAAGTAGCGTTGAGTTCGAAGCTGAGCCTATGCCAAGCTTCGAGGAGCCGGAACCCAAGGTGCTGGCCCCAGCGCAGATAGATCCCCCACGGCGCGTACACAACGCCCGGAGGAAGGCCAAAGACATCAACGCGGATTTCCTACAAGATATGGGGTATCCGACCCCGTTGGAGTTCCTGGTAGGGGTATACAGCGACGACAACATACCTCGTGCAGAGCGCATGGACGCTGCCAAGGCTGCGGCGCCCTACGTCCACGCGAAGCTGAACGCAGTAGACATAAACGCCAACGTAACTGTGTCCCACGAAGATGCGCTGGACTTCCTGGACGAGGTAACGGGTGAGTAAGTGCAGGGCACAGGGTACAAGAGGCGCTCAAAAACACCCAGGCCGGGGGTGGCGGTGTGAGACAAGACCGTTGAAAAGGCCACAAGCTATGAAGACACAGCCCACGGGCAAGCGCCCAGTAGGGCCCGCGAACCAGCCCCCGGCTGAGATATACCTGGTGCCGGATGGCAAGGGCGACTACACATGGTGCGGGGCCCCCTTGGCGGGCACGCCCAAGGCCGCTAAGGCCACGAAGTACCTACGCTCCGATGCCCTGGGCGTCGAGGGCATGCTGGCTATCATCGCAAGCTGCGAGGCTGAGCTGGCTAAATACACGATGTAACTAACACAAACAGATGAGGAACCTGATATGAAGACGACCAAGATCTTACCAACCGCAGCAGCGGCTGTGACCTTACTTGCGCTGACTACTGGCTGTGCGCAGTTGACGACCGCGAAGTCCACGGCGGTGCAGGTGGCCGCTAAAGCCGTCGCGCTATACTGCAAAGCCCCAGAGTCTGCGAGACGCGTCAACCGGGTCCTTGTAGACCGGGCCATCGCGCCGAATAAGATGTCCGTGGAGTGTGCAAGATGACAGATGACGAAGCAATAGAACAGGAGCTCAAAGCCAAAGGCCTGACCGCACCCCGCATCACCCCAGAGCACATCGAGGAGCTCATCATCGAAGCGGCCTACTGGCAGCCAGAGGGTACGACACTAACTGTCTGCGCCTTGAAACTGCGTAACGGCACTGTGGTAGTGGGGGAATCGGCGTGTGTCTCGCCTAAGAACTTCGACCTTGAGCTGGGTCGTAAGCTTGCACGTGAGGACGCCACCAGGAAGATCTGGCCCTTGGAGGGGTATCTGCTGAAGGAGAGCTTGGCACATGACTAGCGTAAGAGCAGATATCGTCACTCGGAGGACTTATTGTCGCCCAAAAGATGACGACACCTTCGAGACATGGAACGAAGTCGTAGACAGAGTGATAAAGCATCAGACATGGCTGTGGGAACGGGCAAAAAGAGGCCGGTTGAACCGGGCTCAAAAGGCTGAGTTAGAGGAACTAAGACAGCTGATGCTGGACCGGAAGGCGTCGATGTCGGGCAGAACCCTGTGGTTAGGCGGAACCGACATATCGAAACGACGTGAGTCCTCACAATTCAACTGTTCGTTTACCAACATTGAGACCGTCTATGACGTCGTAGACGCGTTCTGGTTGCTGTTGCAGGGCTGCGGTGTGGGTTTCAAGCCTATACGAGGTTCATTGAACGGGTTTACTAAGCCTATTCATAACATTGAAGTCGTACGAAGCACACGAACTGAAGGCGGAGGCTGTGAGAGAAATGTCGAGGTCTACAACAGAAAGACAAAAACCTGGACCATTAAGCTCGGAGACAGCGCGGAAGCTTGGGCCAAGAGCATCGGTAAGTTGCTTGCTGGTAAGTATCCCGCCGATAAACTTGTACTCGATTTCTCAGATATACGGCCTGCTGGCGTTCGCCTCAAAGGATATGGGTGGATCAGCTCCGGCGACGAAGCCATTGCTAAAGCCTACGTCAAGATCGCAGAGCTCTTGTCACGACGTGCAGGTACTTTACTCTCGGCGATCGACATCCTAGACATCATAAACCACCTCGGAACCGTGTTATCGAGCCGTAGATCAGCCCAAATCGCACTGATGGACGTCGAAGATATTGAGGCTGGGTCCTTTGCGGTGGCTAAAAAGGACTATTGGCTGCATGACCGAGCCCATAGATGTCAGTCAAATAACTCCCTGTTGTTCCATACAAAACCCTCTGAGGCTAAGTTGCAGGGGGTATTCGCGCTCATGGCCACCGCAGGGGGCTCGGAACCTGGGTTCATTAACGCGGAGACGGCACAGCGTAGAGCCCCGTGGTTCTCAGGGTGTAACCCCTGCGCGGAGATATTGCTGGGCAATAAGTCGTTCTGTAACCTGTCTGAGATCGACATTGCTAAGTTTGAAGGGGACTCAGAAGGGTTGTACCGGGCGCTGTACATCTTGGCTCGGGCGAATTACCGCCAGACCCTGACCAACTTGAAGGACGGAATCCTGCAAGAGGCCTGGCACTTGAACAACGAGTTCCTGCGCTTGTGTGGGGTAGGCCTGACTGGCATCGTACGTAGGCCGGACTTGGTGTCCTATGACTACCGCAATATGGAGCGTATCACCACCTCTGCGGCCTATTCAATGGCTGATGAGCTTGGAACCCAGCGGCCAAAGAACGTAACTACGTGTAAGCCAAGCGGTACTTTGAGTAAGATAATGGATACGACGGAGGGAGTTCACAAACCTCTAGGCAAGTACATATTCAACAACGTGATGTTCTCTAAGCACGATGAGTCTATCCCGGCGCTTAGAGCCGCGGGGTACAATGTATTTGACCATCCGAACGACGCGACCAGTGTCATTGTAACGTTTCCGGTAGCTTGGGAAGACGTGCCTTTTGACGAGTTCGACGGTATGGAAGTAAACTTGGAGTCCGCAATAACCCAGTTGGATCGATACCGTCTCTTGCAGAATAATTGGACCCAGCAAAACACATCTGTGACGATAAGTTACTCCCCAGAAGAGGTGCCGGATATCATCAACTGGCTCCTTGAAAACTGGGACTCCTATGTTGGAGTGTCGTTTTTATATCGCACAGACCCGACTAAGTCGGCAAAAGACCTTGGGTACCAGTACCTTCCGCAGGAGGTGGTGACTAAAGAGGTGTATGACGAATACGTCGCGAAGCTCTCTCCTGTGGAAATCGAAGGGTCAAGCGCTGAGATCGAGTCCCAGGAATGCGCAGGAGGGGCCTGCCCGGTAAAATGATGGAAGACTTGCACTAGGGGTTGTGAAACTATGGACGCAAGGGAGCGCCGCATACGCAGGCGATTGAGAGATGATTTCGAGTACTATGCTCGAAAGTGCCTCTACATCAAGAGCAAAGATGGGCGGGTCGCACCCCTGGTGCTGAACCGGTCTCAGCAGTACCTTCATAAAAGGCTTGAGGCCCAGCTTAAAGAAACCGGGAAGATTCGGGCCCTTGTCCTTAAAGGTCGGCAGCAGGGTGTATCTACGTACACCGAGGGGCGGTTCTACTGGAAAGTGACACATAGACGAGGTGTTAGGGCCTTTATTCTCACTCATGAGGACGCTGCGACTCAGAACTTATTTGAGATGGCAGACCGGTATCACACAAACTGCCCCCACGTAGTGCGCCCTTCAACAGGGGCCTCGAATGCTAAGGAGCTTACCTTCGGGAAGCTCGACTCCGGTTATAAAATCGGGACTGCGGGGACAAAGGCCGTTGGGCGTTCTAGCACTGTACAGTATTTCCACGGGTCTGAAGCGGCGTTCTGGCCTAATGCGGACAGCCACTTTGCTGGGATTATGCAGGCGGTTCCGCATGCTGACGGTACAGAGGTTATACTGGAGTCTACGGCAAACGGGGCGGCGGGTAGATTCTACGAGATGTGGTGTGACGCTGAGAAAGGAAGAGGCGAATACATCGCAGTCTTTATGCCGTGGTTCTGGCAACTGGAATACTCGGTTGACCCTAGTGGGTTTTCATTTTCCAAAGAGGATCGACAACTTGCAGTTACGTACAACCTAACCGAGGGACAGTTGGCGTGGAGGCAGTTGAAAATACAGGAGCTGAAGAGTGAAGATTTATTTAACCAGGAATACCCCTGTACTGCGCAAGAGGCGTTCCTCATATCAGGCCGCCCCGCGTTCGACCCGAAAGCCCTCATGGCCGCAGAACTTGAATGCTTTTCTCCTAAATACCGGGCACAAGTTACCACGGAGGGTAATGTATATAGGCACTCAGAGGGCCCGTTGCGAGTCTGGGATGACCCAGCGCCTGGCAAACGGTACGTTATTGGGGCGGACGTGGCAGAAGGATTGGCACACGGTGACTACAGTTGCGCAGAAGTGCTTTCGCTTCCCGAAGGGAACCAGGTAGCGGAATGGCACGGACACATCGACCCAGATATGTTTGGCGAGGTTCTAGTGACCCTTGGCAAGCGGTACAACAAAGCCTTTATTGGCGTGGAACGAAACAACCACGGCTTAACGACATTAGTGGCTATGAGGAATACCGGGTACGCGAACATTTACGTACAGTACGACATCGAGCACAGGTCAGGCGAGCGGCAGACGAAAAAGCTTGGTTGGCTTACGACGAGGAAGAGTAAGTCAAAAATCATCGACCAACTGGCCTCCGAGCTCCGTGACGAAGAGCATGGCATCGTCAGTAAAGAGCTTATCGGGGAGATGAAGCGGTATCAGATTGATGATAGTGGGGGCTTTAATGCTCAAGAAGGGTATCACGATGACCGGGTTATGGCTCGGGCTATCGCCGGTGAGCTGTTAATACATGCCCCGAGGAATCGGGTTGCGCAAAACAACTGGTAATATGACACGGTATAATGCTGATAATATTAAGATACTCCACGACCCATTGGTATTTGATTACGAGCTGGCGGTATACTTAGCACGTAAGTACCACCGCCCGTTGGAGTTTATCACGCGCTCTATAGAGGCCTGCCGGTTGGCGGGCGTGGATCCGAGGGAGTATTTCGTCCCTCGGTATTTAGATGGAGATAAGGATATCCCAGTTAATGAAGACGTAGCAGCGATCAGTCGCGAGTTACAGCGCAACCTCAATCAGAAGAGAACACTATGACAACACCAGTACTAGAAATACAGGACGCAGAAATACCAACCCAGGTCGATGAGACGGCAGATCCGAAAGAGACTAGCGCGGCGGCCACCCCACTAGATTCCTTGGGGTCCTTTCTAAGTCAGAAATTCGAGGAGTGGAAAGATGCCCGACGCCCCACTGAAGACAACTGGCTGGATGATCTGCGGGCGTTTAACGCGATTTCACCGGGTGAGGGGGGCCCCCGGGCAGACACATTACATGGGGATGTATTTGTTCAATTAACCCGAACGAAGTGCCTGACCGCTTATGCTAGGTTGGTTGACACTCTTTTCCCAGCAAAAGATAGGCATTGGGCGTTGGAGACTACCCCTGTTGTAGAGTCAGATGACCCCCAGTTCATGCCTCACCCAGTAACGGGGGCTCCTATTGAGATCCCGCCAGAGGTCTTGCAGAAGAAGGCGGATCTCCAGATGGAGAGGATGACTAAGGTCATGGCGGACCAGTTGGTTGAGTTAGACTACGACGATATGTTCAAAGCCGCGCTGCTTGAGTTGTGTGTGTATGGCACTGGCGCCCTCAAAGGCGTGACCCCTGGAGTAACGGTGTCTGCGTCTTGGAAGCGGCTTGCTGACGGGAAGTGGGATTTCGTTAATGAAGAGGTACCATTCCCAGACCTACAACCGGTGTCTATATTTGATTTGTATCCTGACCCCTATGCTACCAAAGTGAAAGAGGCAACTGGGATATTTCACCGGCATGTGCTAACACGCCAGCAGGTACGGGACTTATTACGAGACCCAAGATTTAAGTCTGATGTCATCTACGAAGCGCTGAACACTACACAAAAAGGCCAACACGTCGAGTTGTATCATGAGGTTGATCTGAAGCGGATTACCGGGTTGACGGCATCCTATTCCGTAGTGGATAGATATGATGTTATTGAGTACTGGGGCTTAGTCAATGGGCGGGACCTGGTTACCTACGGGGCGGAGGGAATCGCAGATGAGGGGGCGGATTATTACGCCAATGTATGGTTCAGTGGCGGACGGGTGTGGATGGCCATGATAAGCCCACTTAAGCGGCAGACAATCCCCTATAGCATTGTCCCTTACGAGCGGGTCCCTCATCAGATCTGGGGCGTCGGTCCTGCGCGGATGATTAGGGATAGCCAGAAGATGATAAACGCATCTGTACAACGTGTCTTGGATAATATGGCTATCGCATCGGCACCTCAATTCGAGGTGAACACCAATGTCATTGCGGAGGGGGAAGACCCGAGGGATATTAAACCCTTTAAGGTGTGGTTGCGAGATGGTGGGGACCCATCATACCCAATGTTGAGGATGTACCAACCAGACAACAACGTCCAACCCCTGACTATGTTAGTGGATATGTTTCGGCGTTTCGCTGATGAAGAAAGTAACATGCCCGCATATACATCAGGGCAGACCATGCCGGGACTCAACAAGACGGCTTCTGGTATGTCAATGCTCATGGGCCAAGCCAACGTGACGCTGAAGTCTGTGGTGGCCAACATAGATAAGTTCCTAACTGTGCCAACCCTACGGAGTTTGTACGACTGGAACATGCAATGGAATCCCGACGAATCAATCAAAGGAGACATGAACGTAGTAGCGAAGGGGATTACCTCGCTGTTGGCTAAAGAGGTCCAGAGTCAGCGGCTTATCCAATTTGCACAGATAGCCGCAGGGTTCTCGGAGGTCCCAATTGTCAATTGGAGGGGGTTAGTTAGGGAGATTGCGAAGTCTTTAGATCTTGATGAGGAGAAAATATTATACGATGAGCAGTCACAGCAGAGCGCCCAACAACAAGCGTCATTTAGCGCGGGGGGAGGCGGAGGAACTCCTGCTTCTGGTCAGCCATCCCCAATGGGAGACATTGGAGACGTACCTGACCCGGCAACTGGAGATTTCCAGGGATGAGATGGAGCATACGTCCGACCACAGCCAGTTGATGAAGCTCCAAGGTAAATGTTCGGGGCTTCGAGTTTTATTAGATCTGGAAAACCAAATCCGAAATAAACGATAATGAGGAAAAATATGACATTGCAAAACAAAGAAGAATCAGGTACAGTTGGAACAACTGACCAGCAATTAGCTGATACTCAGAACACTACTGAGACAATCGAACCTGAAAATACAGGCACCCCGAGAGAAGGTAGTGAAGAAGGAGTGCCCAGTCAAGCTGATTCAAATGAGTACGTGGACGTCGAGCGTTATCGGAACGCTCAGGCTAGAATGACTCAAGCGACTCAAGAGGCAGCTGATTTACGGCGGGAAGTTGCGGCGTTACAAGCGAAGGTTTCGGCATTGCCGGGTCAGGACCAGCAAAACCCCCCACCCCAAAATACCGAAGATAATGCAGAGTTATCCAAGTTACGCACTGAATACCCTGAATTTGCAGGCCCCATCGTGGATGTTCTGGAAAGACAGCAAAAGGTCATATCAGATTTGCGGGCCCAGAACGATGCAGTCGCGGCTTCTACTGATGCGGTACGCAAAACCACATTCGTTCAGGCAGTTGAAGCAGCCCACCCGGATATGCAGGCTGTTGTCACGTCAGACGATTTTAGAGGGTGGCTATATCGGCAGCCTCAGTTTGTGCAAGATGCAGTTGTAAGCGGGGACTCCGCCAGTGCTATCAAGGTCCTTGATATGTATAAATCAGAGGGGGCCGGCGACTCATCACAGCCAAACAAAAAGGTGTTGTTAGACGCCGCTAAACAGGTTGCAGCCCCGGCTGTGGGTAGAAACACTCAACCACCCACGGCTGAGCCAGAAGTACGATTTACTCGTGAACAAATCGCGGCGATGTCGCCGGAAGAGTTTGCGAAAAATGAGCCGGCGATCGACAAGGCCATGGCTGCTGGTTTGGTTGCTTAATATATAACTAGGTCTTTTTCGCCACTATGATGGCCGGACCTTTTAATTGGAGATTTTAATATGCCTTCATTTGTACCTCGCGCCGTTGGGAATACCAACTTACCCAACGGCAATTTCATCCCTGAAGTTTGGTTGAGAACTATCTAAGTAGATCAGTGACTTAGATATTGGCCAAAGTAAAACCGGGTCTAAATAACTGGAAACCCATACAGGGTAACCAGAGGTAAGAGCAGTTTTGAGAGGAAACAGTCATTAGTGACAAGGCTTTCAGATAAATACATAGCGGGTTTTTTGGATGCAGACGGCTGTATAGCAGTCAACCTGAAGGCGGGGAAGTACAAACCCCTGCTGGAGATAAAGTTCAGCCAAAAGACCAGCCAGGATGAAGTACTTAGTAGGATTCAAGAAGCAGCAGGCGGGCGCATCCACGTAAGAGAGATAAAAGGGACGTGGTATTCCTCACTCGAATACGCGGGGGGCCCTGCAGAAAAGCTACTAAACAGAATCAAGCAGTATTTGGTGATAAAGAGGTATTACGCAGAAGCGTGTTTGCGTTTTGTAGAGGCCAGGGAGCCCTGCGGGGATCCTAAAGCCGCTAGAGCCAGGCTTAAGGCGGAGCGTAAGATACCCTCACTTCCTATCCCGAAGCATGCAACCCGTAAATGGTTAGCGGCGTATGTTGATGGGGATGGGTGTTTTAGCGCGAGGGTCAATTCTTCGAAGAGTGCCATAATTGAGCTCTCAATAGCGAGTTCTAGTTATGATACCGAAGGACTTGAAGTCGTGCAGAAGATGTTTGGCGGACGTATCTACTACCCTAAGGGGGGCTATAGGGTGTTGAAGATTCACCTCTCCCCTTCAAAGGCGAGAGAGATGCTGAATTACTTTGGAAAACACCTAATAGTGAAGAAAGACCAAGCTGATTTCATCCTGGGTTGCGCGGAGATGGGACATTACCGAGATGGTAAGAGCATCAAGGCCGCACTCAAGCAACTAAAAGCTCAACCGCACAGACTGAATGAACCGGGTGCAGACGTTGCCAAGCTGTTAAACGAGGTGAAAGACCTACCTCAGAGTTGGCGAGATAAAAAAACTGCACAAGCGACAGTCGGAACTACTTAATGTAGAGATGCAAAGAAGTTACAAACTAAATTTTATAACGCAACCGTTTTATCGGAGGTGACAAATACCAAATATGAGGGCGAAATCGCCTCTCAGGGTTCAAAAGTCATTATTCGTGTAAGACCTACGATCAACATTGGTGACTACCAAACTGGTGGTACGCTAAACTATCAGGATCTGGTCGACAATAGGTTGGAGCTGTTGATCAATAAAGCGAAGTATTATGCTTTTAAAGTCGATGATATCGACAGAGCGCAGTCGGATATCGCTATTATCAACGAAGCGACTACCGATGCCTCTCAACAGATGAAAATCACAGTTGAGAAGGATGTGTTCGCCACGGTTTATCCAGATGCGACGACCGCGATGGTGTCACAGGTGGTGACCAGGTTAAACGTCCTTGATTGGATGATTGACGCAGGCACTGCAATGGACGAGTTGAATGTCCCTGAAGAGGGCCGGTTCATTATTGTACCGCCTTGGATTACTGCGCTTATTAAGAAGTCGGACCTAAAAGATGCTAGTCTGGCTGGTGACGGCACTTCTATCCTGCGCAAAGGTCTGGTAGGTATGATCGACCGATTTAAGGTGTACAGCTCGAATAACCTGGCGCTTACTGGACTTCCAACAACTGGCACGTTCCACTGTATTGCGGGCCACAAAGAAGCTGTGACGTTCGCCTCTCAGTATGTAAAAACTGAGACCGTCCGTTTGCAGGATTCTTTCGGCGATTCGATTCGTGGCTTGAAAGTGTATGGATACAAAACAGTCCTACCAGATGCGTTGGTCTATATGCCAGCAACTAAATAATAGGGGGTAGTGATGTCAAGATATGAAGAGCTCACAGCGGGTGTGTTGCAGTTAGAGTCGTTTACAGTTGCAACTGTGCCCGCTCCAGCGAACCATGTTGGGGCCTTAATCTAC